GTTCATGCAATGACACCCAGCGAATCCATGAGGGCTGACGAGCAATTGAATCGTTCGCCCTACGGAAATCGCAAGAAGGGATCAGAGAATGAGTGAAACGGTTAACGACAATCTGGTATCGTTCACCACAGTTCCGTATACACCAAAGATGCGGTTCCTGGCATCATTGTCCGATGGTCGAACGGTAATCCAAGATGATCGTCCCAACCAAAGGCACGCCTGGGCTAGACTCACGCAATGGCTGGAAGCGAACAATGGAATTACTATAACCGGCCTGCGACTCCAGGGTCCAAGAGGGATAGACATCAAGATGCCACCGGGCCAGAAGGGATACTTCTTCGGCCAGAAGCAACACGCCGTTTGGGGTGGTCCACAGTACAACTACATCGGTGTAGGCTATTACGATGGAAGTAAGGTTAACGTTGCTTGGTATAGACGACCCAAGTTTGACCATTCGTTCACCGAGGAAAGAACTGTGGAAAGTGCTGGTTTTCTTTTGATACAGAATGGTTAATGGCAGCAAGGCACCAACCACAAAGCGAAAAGCACCCATACGCATCTCCGACTACACCGGGGTTGTATGTCACATTCCGTGACTACATCATCGAATTGGTGTGTCTTAATACCAATCCTAAAATCGGTCCTCGATTTTGGTCAGACCAAGGCTACTGGGCACCAAAATACAGGAGAGAGATAAGGGGTGTTGCCAATCTCGGTAAAGAGCTAGACCTATCAGACACCTTGACGCAGACAGCCTTGGTCCAAGTAATCAAAGAGTACCGCGTTAAAGCGTTGGTGGCCAAAAAGACAAAAGACAAAGTTGTTCGATGGACTCGTGGTCGCCTTGCCAGCCTCAAAGAGCATCGTGCATCGCTGGCGACGAAACAGCCACAAGCACCGATTGATCCCAAAAAGAACGCCACCTTTGTTGATACTGGCGAAAAGACCAGATTAGCGAAGGTAAGGGAAGCAGAGAATGGCTAAGAGGAAACCCAAGATAGACAGCGAATCATTGGATGCATTTCTAACACGTATGCACGGCGACGGCATTATAGCACCAGCGTCCGAAGCACTACCACCACGATCTAGAGACGTACTGAACACACCTTTGTCTCTGGATATTGCGCTCAGTGGCGGCATCCCGGACGGCACCATCTGTCTGATAACAGGAAAACCAAAGAGTGGAAAGACAACGCTTTGTCTTGAACTGCTTAGGAATGCCCAGGTATTGGGTCGTCCGACATTCTACATCAACATAGAAAAGAGATGCACACCAGCACTGCTGGCAACTATCCAAGGGTTAGACCCATCCAAACTCCAGGTAGTACCCCACCAAATCGAAAAGCCACTTACAGCAGAAGACTATTTGAATATCATCGAGCGTATCGCCAAGACACAAAAGAAGGCGGTCATTGTCGTCGATAGCATCGCTGCACTTTCAACGATGACGGAGCAAGAGGAACAGATCGGCTCCAGCAAAGATATGGCTGGCCCGGCAAAGTTACTATCAGCGTTTTTCAGGCGGGCTCAACAGATTATCAATTCACAGGATGTGATCTTAGTCTTCATTTCTCAGATGATGAGCAATCGTGAACCGCGTGGCCCGAAGTATGTCGAGAAAGGTGGCGTAGCCGTCCAGTATGCATGTTCTGTCTGGCTGAAGGTAACCTGGACTCAGCAATGGGAAAGAAACCCAGAGACCAATGCGCCTGATGGACACGACATGCACATTACGGTACAGTCGTCGGCGATGGGTAGACCACTATTACCGTGCATCCTTCCATTGCGGTATGGCATCGGAATCGATGTGGTCAAGGACATCGTAACCACAGCAGAAAACCTTGGATTGATCGAAAAGGCTGGTGCATGGTATTCAATCCCCATGTTTGCTGGAGAGGGTGATCCGCCGAAATTCCAAGGGTTGGCCCGATTGTCTAATTTTCTCAAAGAGCACACGGACAAACTGAAACAACTCGAAGCTGAGATAAGGGATGTGGTACTTCCGCAGACACAGGAGGATAGTGATGAGTGATTTGCGGGGACAGTTGGATTGGCTTCCAACGCCATTCGCACTGACGACATGCCCAGACGATGGGCACTTTCTAAAATTGGCCTACGCGCATGGTAATGCTACCAGCCCAGACCCGAGTACCAAAAATGGTGCCGTGTTGGTTGACACACGACACAAGGTGATAACCTACGCAACAAACAGGTTTCCCAGAGGCATCGCAGAAACCAGATCACGACTTGACGATCGACCGACTAAGTATCGCATGGTAGTACACGCAGAGAATGGGGCTGTCTTCAATGCAGCCCGACACGGAAAAACCACCAAAGACGCAATTCTGTATTGTCCATTCTATTCCTGTGCCGAATGTGCAAAGGCTATTATTCAGGCGGGTATCAGGCGTGTCGTTGGCCATGCGCAGATTATGATCATAGCATCCGAACACAAAGCATGGGTCGAATCTATCAGATACGGTTGGGAGATGATGCACGAGGCCGGTGTCGAGTGTGTCTTGTTTGACGGAGTACTTGGCATAATAGCTAGGTTGAACTATAAAGACATAGCGGTGTAGCATGGAGATACGACTATTAAATGGCGGAACGGCGAAACTTCGCCTGAGCAATAAGCGGCTTCGAACCAAAGGGAAATCGAAGTCGCAATTTCAGTATGAGGTGGGCCAGCGATTGGTGGCTGAGTACCCCCACGACATGATTTTCGAGGAAGTGCGAGTGCCGGGCGACGGATTCATATTGGACTTTTTTATTCCGTCGCTGGATTTGGTGGTTGAGTGTCATGGACGGCAGCACACCGAGCACGTACCACACTTCCATAAGACCAAGATAGATTTTCACAATCAGCAAGATACTGATCAGAGGAAGCGGGATTGGTGTGAACTCAATGGATTTCGTCTAGTCGAGATTTATGATGAGTAGTCTGAGCGATGAAACAACAGCATTCAAGGTCCAACTTGATCAGTGGATCAAGGCTCTCGGTTTGCCACAGCACCAGCCCGAGAATACAGAAGTCGAAACGATCTTGAGCTTTACAAGAGACACTCTGCGAGAACGATCATCTGTTCAGTTATCCGAAGATGCAGTTATCTTGGCTCAATATGCGTTGTTTCTACAACAAAAAGCCAATGAGTGTCAGACATTTATCAAGTGGGCTGGTCAAGTGATGAACCGTCTCATGGGGGACGATCGTCCTAAGCTCAATCAATGGGTAAGACAAGCTGAATTGAGACTTGAACGCATACAATATCTGGCTCGCAGGGTCGAACTGGTTGGACAAAGTATCAGCGGTCTAGTTCGGGCGAGATACAATGAAGGGAGCAACCGATGAGTCCACTCGAATACATCGAAGAGGGAATCAAAGAAGGTAACTGGGAAAAGGTATGTGAGGGGTATGAACGGCTGACGGGGACAGCCCTGCCGTTGCCAGTTGAACGACCGGGAGAAGTAAGACAAGCCCACGAGGCCCTACAACAGATAGTCGCTATCGCTTCCGAAATTCTGCCGGTTGGTGAAACAGTGTCGCAATCGACCGTGGTTGAGCCAGAGAAAAAGAAACGGGGTCGGCCCAAGGGAAGTGGCAAGAAAAAGGTCACCCAGAAAAAGAAGACCACAAAGAAAAAGCAGCAAACTGATGGCGACGATGACCCAACACTTCAGTTGGACGATGACAACAAGACAGCCGTACAAAAGGAAGCCGGTGGCACTCGGCTGATTACCAACGAGCCTGATCCAGACGAAGTGGAAAAGAATAAGGCCAAGGCAGAAAGGGCCAAGAAGAACAAAGTGAAGCTTGGTCGGCAAGCAGCACAGAAGTATAGGGTCAAATGCAACGAATGCGGAGAGACATTCGAGTCTGACCGCAAGGGTGGCGTGATGGGCCAGAAGTGTCCTTCGTGTCTCAGGGAAAAGAAGAGTAGGTTCTCTTAATGGGCGCAAAGGCAAACGCAATTCTACAAGATGCGGGCATGGAGCGTGCAGTCCTAGCTGGGATCACCACGCACGGTGCTGACTGCTTCTTTGAGGTTGAAGACATTCTTGGTGTCAAGGACTTCTATTGGCCTTGCAACCAAGAACTATTCAACATCTTGTCTCACTTGGTACACCACGAAGATGCAAAAACATTCGACATCCCCAATATACAAACAG